CGTTGTGGTTCGTTCGTGAACTCGGTGACGACACCGGTGCCGGTCTGCTTGGAGGTCACTTTGTCGAGCGGGTACCGCTTCTTGTTCGTCGTGATCGTGTGCCGTGACCCGTTCTCGACGGCGAGTTTCCGGTGATGTGCCGCAACGAGTTTCGTCGCGTGCTCCGACGCGTCGGCACTCGCTCGGAGCAATTGCAACATGCGTTGTGGCATCGCCTCGAGCGGGAACGTCGCCACGATCAGGCAGTCAACTCGGCGAACCCGCCGGTCACCACCGGAGCCCACGTCACCGTCGGCGCGTTGCCAACCGTCGCGTTGACGAACCGGAATCCGGTGTTGACGATGCGCGCCACGAACCCGGGGTTCGTCGACGACCTGGCCGACGAGGTGAGCCGCACCTCGATCACACCGGCCGACCCGACCGGGATCACCGTGCCGTTCATCCCGACGACCGCGTTGAGCTGCGAGGCGGCGTAGTCGTTGAACAGGGTCATTGACATCTGACCGGTGCGCAGGCCGGCGACGAACGCCGAGTAGCCGCCCGAACCGAACGTGGTGACGTCCTGCGTGGCGACGTCGGCGCCGACCTCGATCTGCGACACGAACGCCGAGATGTCAGACGTGGTGCCGGTCAGCGTGCAGCCGGTCGGAGCGCTCGACCCGCCCGGGGCGGTGCCGCCCGAGGTGGTCGTCGCGACGAGGACATAGAGCCCGGTGATTGCGGTGATGGCCATGATCTCTCCTTGTTACAGAACGCCGATAGCGGCGAGGACGGTGAAGCTGGGGTTCGTGCCGCCGACCGTCAGGTTGAGGCGCCACCACGTATCGGTCGTCGTCGCACCGACGATCCAGTCGCCACCCACCGCCGAGCGGCTCGCCGACGCCGATCCTCGGTTGGTGAAGCTGCCACCCGACGAGGTCGACGATTGCAGCTGCGCGGTGATCGTCGGCAACGTCCCGGACACGGCGAGCACATGCAGCGAGGCCCACGCTCCGACCGGCGCAGCGCCGACATTCACCGCGGTCGTCGTGGCGGTCGCCGTCACGGCGGTTGTCGTCGCACGCGTGACCAGGCCTTGCAACGGCCGACCGCCGCCGACCGCGGTCATCGGCACCTGAATCGTTGACGGCGCACCTACCGATGCGTTCACCATCCGCCACGCATTGACCAGGCCGTAGCCGATCATCGCCACATTCCCGGCTGTTTCCCCGGTCGGAGCGACCGTCACCACCGCCGCCGAAGCGAACTCGCCGGCGAGCAGGGTTTCGATCGCGCCGATGTCGTTCATGCCGCCGATGTTGACGACCAAGCCTCGCAACGCTGCACCGGTGGCGGTGAACTGTCCCGAACCGAACGTGGTCGCATCGAACGTGTCGACGTCGACGCCGACCTCGATCGCGTTGGCATAGTCGCTCAGTCGGATTCCGTCGAGCGCAGCGACGAGCGACGTGGGGACTTCAATGGCCATGTCATGTCCTCCGGACGATCATCGTCAACGTGTGCTCGACGGCGAAGAACTCGGCGTCGCCGATCGAGATCGCACCCGGCGCCTGGGTCGTCAATGACACGAACCCAAGCCCTGCAACACCGAGGTAGTCGCCGCTGCTCGAGGGCCACAACGCGTCACGGATGGAACCGCCCGGGGTTTCATCCTCGCTGGCATCAATCCAGAACTCGGCGTCGCCGAACGTCTCGCGAGGCATCCCGTGCGACATCAAGCGATACAGGAGTTGATGCCCGGTGCGGTCGGTCTGTCGTCCGACCATCGTCGTCACACGAACCACGATCTCGACATGGATCGACGTCACCGTCGACGGCTCCAACGACAGCACCTGCACGAAGTGACACGCCGGCACCGGCTGATCCGGCGGATAGCCGGTCGCGCGAATCCCGGTCGTTGATTCGAGCGCCGACGCCACGGCGTCACAGATTTCCGACAAGCTGAACTTGAGCGTCATGCGAGCCCGAACGAACGGTCGCCACGGCGATAGTCGGACAGCAGCGGTACAACGAGCGGTGCCATCGCACTCAGTCGCATCGGGCCGAACTCGTTGACCCCGGCGACACCGAGCGGTGCGGTCGCCCCGGTGAACAGCCAGCCGGCAGCGGCGAGCGCTGCGCGCCGAACCTGGTCGGGGATCGCAGGCCAACCATGCCGAGCGGTGACCGTGATCGTCGCCTGACGCGTGTTCGTTGGGATGTCCCACGTCGTGCCGAGACGCCGGATCTGTGTCCACGGCCGGGACCGCTTGTCGGCGTTCAACGGCTCGAGCTGGTAGTCGCCCGAGGCCAGCGTGTCGGACCCGTCGACGATCACCAGGCCGTTCGTCGAGCCGATGTCGTCGACCTGCACGACATAGGGATCGACCGTCGTATAGATCCTCGTAGACGTCTGCGACGCAACGCTGAACGTGCGCTGACACCAGTCGTCGACCATGTCCTCGGCCGAATCGAGAGCGATCTGCAGCCGCAGCTCCTCGGCCGCCGTGGCGGTCGTAATCCCGACATGGGCGAGGAGCTGCGCGCCCGTGATGTAGCGGCCATCAGTCAGTGCCATCTCACACCCTCTCCACCTTGTGCCACCACATCACATGAGCGACGACGACCGGCAGCAGCCATCCGACCGGAATCGTCTCGGCCGCCACGACCGCCATCACCGGCCCCGCCGCCGTGTGCAACAGACGGACCGTGTCGGTGGCGACAACGAGCTGCAGATGAGCGACGGCGAGGACAGCGACCAGCCACCACGACGGCGACCACAACGCGACGAGCGTCGCGCCCCACGGAGCGACCCACAGCCACGCATCACGACCCCGGTTGGCTCGATGTTCGATCGCTGACCGAAACGGATGGTCATGAACTCGGCGCAACACCGGTTGCTGTTCGGTTAGCGGATCCAGGCCCGGGCGCACCATCAGGCGTCGCACCAGAGGCGCCACAAGGGCCACGAGAGGCACCGGCGACCAGATCCACAATGCGACCCACACCGGCGCCGTTTCGCGCACACAGGCGGCCACCAGAACGACCGGCAGCGCCACCCACCACCATCCTTGCGACCATGCGCCGGCGGCGACCAGGCCGAGCGCCATCGCCGGCAGATCGACACCAACCGGGCGGGTCACCCTCGGACCCAGGACACCAGGCAGGCCGAGCAGCAACGCCACCGAGGCGGCGACCACCTCGACACCGGCGCCACGGTTGGCGACCCACCATGCCATCCCGATAGCCGCCACCGGCCACGAACCCCACCACACCACCGACCAGCGGCGCGCCGACTGGCGGCACAGTTGCGGCAGCAACCATCGCAGCATGAACGGCATCGGCACTCGGCCGCCGCCGGCAGCGTGCCAGTAGCGCCAACCGTCCGGACCGAGGATCGGGTCGCTCATATCGTCAGTGCCCCGGACTCGTAGAGCCGGTCGACCCGGATCTGCTTGACGTGCTCGAGCGGACCGACCGTCGTCGTGGTGTACAGCGCGATCCCGGCCGACATCAACAACCGGCAGAAGTAAACGTCTTCGCCTTCATTGCGAGGCCAGTTCACATGCCTGAACCAACACTCGGCGTCACCCATCCCGAGCTCGGCCGAATGCCGCTGCAACCGCAACAGCGCCTCACGATGGACCATCAGGCAGCCGGTGCCGATCGCCGCCACCTGCACGACGGCATTCGGTGGCAAACCCTCGTGCTCGACGAACGTGCCGGTCTGCTCGTCGAAACCGAACACGTTGTGCGTGCTGCGGATCTTGTCTTCACCGTGCAGACGCCACACCGGCACCGACATCGTCAAGCATTCGAGGCCTTGCGACCGCACGAACTCGACCGACGCCACCAGCGAGTCGAGAAGCTGACGCGGGTAGAGCTGGTCATCGTCGAGCATCAACAACCACTCGGGCGCGTCGTCGAGCGCCAGAAACTGTTTCACCGTGTGGTTGCGAGAGTTGACGATCATTGACGCGCCGACGATCCAGATGCACGGCTTGTTGTGATGCAGATGTTTGCCGCCGTGCATCCCGTCGTAGATGGCCATGTCGACGAGCGTGCGCGTCGTGTGGCTGACCATCTGTCCTCGTGTCGGGATCCCGATGACGATTCGTTGCTGTTGCATCCTTGACCCTTCGACCCTTGCGACCCTTGAGCTGCGCCCGCCCGGAAGGGTCGGAACCGGGCGGGCGCAGCGATCAAGGCGCCTAGAAGGTCGGCGCCACCAGGCCGGTGCCGACGACGATCGACGTCGCCTTCGGGAACCGCTCGGCGGTGAACGCCGAGTACCCGAACACGGCCAGGCGGATCGTCGCCGGGCTGTTGACCGCCTGGTCGAACGTGAACAGGCGAGGCGCCCCCTCCTCCCACAGGACCGCATCCTGGATGCGGGTGACGATGATCCGGTCCTCGTTGGTCGACGTGCCCAGGTTCGTCGGCATGTTGCCATCCACGCACACCGGCAGACCGCCGGCGATGGTGCCGACGATGCCGATCGCCCCGGTCCCACCGATCGCCATCGGCGAGTCGGGGAACATGGTCGTCGGCAGGACGAACGGACGACCGGTGCTGTCGGACGCTGCGAGGAGCTGGTGCCACCGGCGCGGATGCATGACCACCAGCGTCGACGGCTGGAACCGGTCGGACGCGACGTCGTTCATCGAGCCGACGATCTTCGACATGAGCGTCGTGATGACGGTCGTCGAATACGTCTGCACGCCGGTGCCGGTCACCGTGAGGAAGCCCTTGTGCTGGCCGTTGGCGCCGCTCCCGTTGATGATCTGCAGATCGAGACGCGCGTTGTACGCCTCGACCAGATCCCGGAACACCAGCGAGTCGGTGACCTGCCCGCGCTCGACGGCCTGACGGGAGATGTCCTGCTGGCCGGTGATCGTCACGATCGGGATCGACACGTCGGTCGTCACCATGTCGGTCTCGGACACGGCGCCGTTCTCGGTCTGGGTGTTCGCGCTGGGGCCGGTCGTGACGCGCGTGATGTAGGCGGTCATCCCGTTGGCAGGCAACGGGAACGACGGCACGAGGTTCGCGAGCGGGCGCGACGCTCGGGCCAGCTCGGCGGCGAAGTCGAGCAGGTAGAGCGGCGGCACGAGGCCGTTGAGCGTCGAGGAGGTGATGTCACGCTGCTCGACTCGCACCTCGGCCATGTGCCGCTCGATGCGCTCCTGCGCGGCCCGGTCGTAGCCGTTGCGGGCGTTCCACGCGTCGGCGATGAACGAGCGCTCCCGGCTGTTGCCCTGGTGATAGGTGCGCTCCTCGGCGCGCACATTCGCGCCGCCGACCGACGGGGCGACCACCGCAGCGGCTGCCTTGCGGGACTCGGCGTCGAGGACGTCGGCGAGCTGCTTCTCGGCGGAGCGCAGCTCGGCGACGACCTGCTCGCCCTGGGCGCGCAGCTCACCGATGCGAGCCAGCGCGGCCGCCTCGTCGAGGCCTCGGGCCTCGTGGTCGGTGGCGAGGCCGGACAGCTCCTCGTCGATCTGGGCGCGCTGCGCGTTGAGGTCGTTGATGCGCGCCTGGACGCGCTCGGACAGAACGGACATGACATCTCCTAAGAGGTTGTGTTGCGTTGGACGGTCCCGAACGTGCTGTGGCGCAACGGTGCCGAATGGCGAGCGATGCGACCGAGAGTGCGATCAGGACAGGATGAGGCGAGCCCTTGCCGCCTCTGCGGCCAGAGCGATCGCCGAGCGGCGAGGCTGCACAACGGGCGCAGCGACACCACGAACTTCGGCGAGGGTGCGCGCCATCTCGCGCTCGACGCTCGCCACGGTGGCCGGATTCGCACCGGCCCACACGATCGACGCTTCGATCAGCTCGACCTCAGTGATCGTGCGCGTCGCGTAGTCCTTCGACCAGGACTGACCACGGGCGTAGAACCCGACGGACATCTCGTCCAGGTCACCGGATTCGACCTGCATCGACAGATCCCGGACCCATGTGATCCGGTCGTCGAGCCTGGCCTCGACCAGTAAGCCGACCTTGTCCTCGGCCATCGTCAGGTTCCCTGACCGGGTCGTCGCAACGACCCGGGCGTGATCGTGACCGACGAGGAGCGCCCGGTTCTGCTGGATGCCGAGCGTCCGCCGGAAGGCACCCCGGGCGATGATCTCCGACCAGCCGCCGTCGGCGACACCACCACCGACGTCGTACGGGTGGTCCGTCACCGACGCGTAGCCACGGAACACGACGCCGTCGTCGGTGCGGCGCACCTCGAGCCCGGAGGCGCGTCGCACCTCACGGATCCGCTTCCCGGCGAAAGGGTTGACGATCTCGGTCATGGCATTCCTCTCGGCCTGGATCGCTTCGGCCTTGCGGCGCAACCACTCGCGCGCCGGGCCAGGGTTCAACGGGTCGACACCCCACAGGTAGTGGGCGACAGCACCGGCACCGGGCCATCCCGGGTCGTCGGTGCTCGAGTTGCTCGGCGCATCAAGATCGACCGCATGGCGGGCCGCCCACGCGTTCGCCCGGATCACCTTGTCCTCGGTCATCCGGCCGGCCGCCATGTCGCGCGCCTCACGAATCGTCCGCTCGACGAGCCCGTCGCCGCCATAGCCCTCGGCACGCAGCTCCAACCCTCGACGGGCGGCGCGCCGTATGTATTGCGGCGGTGTCGTATCGACCTGACGCTCGTCGCCGAATTCGGCGATGTTCAGCGCCGTGAGTTGATCCTCGGCCTCGGCACGGGTGCGATGGCAGCCCATCACCTCGCCCGTGCCGTCCTTCGTGACCGCCCAGCCGTTGCAGCCGGCAGCGTCGTCGACGACCGAGTAAGGCATCAGGCCGGCCTGATCGTTGCGCCACCAACGATCGGCGCTCGATCGTCCATGTGACGGCCCTCGTCGATTGTCAGGAACGGCCCACCGACGGCCTTCTCGATCGCGTCGAACTTCGTCTTGAGATCGGTACGCACCAAGTCGTTCTCGTCGAACCGGCAGTAGATGCGTTGCGGTGCAACAGCTCGCGACATCGCCCGTTCCAGCTTCGTCATCCAGTACCGAACGGCTCGCACCAAGAACAGGATCTGCTGTTGCTCAACGTTCGAATAGGTCATCGAATCGCCGGTAGATCCGCCGACCATCTCCGGAGGCGTCAAGAAGAACACAGCGATGTCGGTCGCCGATTGGCGCAACGTGTCGGCGACTGCCGAATCGGCGGGGGCCTGCTGGAACGCGCTGATCGTCGTTCCATCCGCAACGATCAACGGCTCACGGCTGCCACGCACGATCGACATGAGGCGTTGCTTGAACTCGGACGCTCCGTCAGCGCCGGGGTTCGCCTTCATCGTCACCACGGCCGACGGATGCGCACCGTCGCGGAACCAGTCACCGAGGTACTGCCGGGCGGCGATCTGCACCTGGATCGGCGCCGAAGCCCGCTCGGCCAGCGACACGCCGAACGGATGGGTCCTCGACGGGATCCCCGGCACGCACCACACGTCTTCGGCCGGCACCGGCCGACCGTCGACCGTGAACTGCCACATGCCGTCCGAGCCACGCCGGTAACGAACGGCCTCGTCGGGCACTAGTTCGATCTGGACCGGTGACAGGCGGGCGTCCCGGGCGACGATCACACCCCAGGATCGGCCCTCGATCATCATCGCCTGGATCGACCGGTAGACCCAGTCCTCCATCGACAGCTCGGCCGACGGCTCCCGCCACAAGCGCGGCAGCGTCGACATGTCCTCGATCGTTTCGCCGGTGTCCCGATAGCCGTGCAACTTGAGCGACGAGATCGAACCCGACACGCCATGCACGCACGCACTGACCGCAGGGACTCGCAACGCCACATCCGGCGTCACCGGCGCCCAGGTCCACCCGACGTCACGAGCAGCGCGCAGCGCCGACCATGCGAGCTGCGACTGATCCATCCGCACCTCAGGAGTGCGCAGCAACGCCCGATGCAGGATCGTCACCTCGGGTCGCCGATCTGCCAGCCGACGAACGTCGCGAAGATCGCGACGACAACCAACAGCAATTGATCGGCGGCAGCCGCCGCGAGCGACCCCACACCACCGCCGACAATCAAGGCCAACGAGATCCGCTCGCGCATGCTCACCACCTCACCAGGAGAAGAACTCGACCGGCGCCGCAGGCCGATTCGTCACGCCCCACAACGCCAGCGTCGAGGCGACGAGCGGCGAGATATCGACCGCCGAGGACCGCCTCGACCAGCGCCACGAATCACCCACCGTCAACCGTGACGCCGCCTCGACCGCCACACTCAACGGCCGTTGGTCGATGTGCCGCACACGCCCGGCGAGGACCTGGTCGAGAAGCCAGCCGCACGCCTTGCCGACATCGCCGGCGGCGATCGCCGAAACCGGCACGCCACGGGCGCCGAGATCATGCACCAGCGACCCGGCAGGACCACCGGCGTCGATCATGATCGACCCGCCCCAACGGGCGACCAGATCCGCAGCACGCCCGGCCAGCCACGCCGTGCCCTGGTGATGGTCGACGACCTCGATATGAGCGAGGCCGTCCGGCCGCAATGATGCGACCGCGATCGCCGACATCGACCGATCCGGCGTCACATCGGCGGCGAACACCAGCTCATCACCGGCCGTGCTCGCCGGATCGCAACACGCCTGCCAGGACGCGAGCGGGATGACCGAGTCATGCGACGCGTTGGTCCACCGGTTGCAGAACGCGCGTAGCCATTCCGACCGTGGCATCGTCGCTTTCTCGGCTCGGACCACCTCGATCGGGATCGTGTGATTCAGCGCCGGCATGAACGTCGGCCACGTCGATTCATCGTCCACATCGACGTCCTCGGCGGCGCCCCACTCGAACAGCGCCACCCCGGAATCGGTTGAATCGACCATCTGACGGCCGGTCTCGATCTTGTGCCAGAGGTAGTGGCTCGCCGCCGTCCCGGCCGTCGACACGACCCAGAATTGCCCGTTAGGGCGAGTCGCCAACGTCGGCTTCATCGCCTGCTCGACCACGTCGTCGACGAACGCGAACGCCTCGTCGATGATCGCCAGATCCAATGTCTGACCGTGCACCGAAGTCGCCGTCGGCGGGACGATCAGCATCCGCGAGCCGGTCCGCTCGATGACGATCTGTTCCTGGCCGTTCGTCATCTTCGGCCGGACCATCTTCGCGAACGGTGACCGCTTGATCGCCGGGAGATAATCCTGCTCGAGCTTCTTTCGGCCGTCAGCGCCGGTCTGCGCGCCATACGCGATTTTCGCTGGACCCATCGCCAACATGCGATGCATCACGAGCGCCAGGAGAAGCGTGCTCTTCCCGGACTGGCGAGGTACCGACAGCACGACCTGCCTGTAGGCAAGCCGACCATCCGGGCGCAGCTCGAGCGCCACATCGGCGACGTGACGCTGCCACGGCATCAACCGGATCCCGAGGGCGTCGGCGACCTCCGCCAACGCCGGGCCCAACGTCCGCCGGTCAGGTCTCCGGGGTGTCGAGTGGAGTGGCCGACAGACGTCGGATGAGATCGTCGAGAGCATCCGGCTCCTCCGCTGCGACCGGCTGCAGCCCGGCCAGGACCGCACGCAACTCACGAGCGACCGCCGCCGTCGCAAGGCCGGCGCCCTCGTCGAGCGTCCGTGCCAACTCGCCGGCGAGCGCCTTCATGCCGGCCTGACCGTCGACCTGCCAGGCGGCGAGGTCACGACTCACCGCAGCCTCGATCGGCCCCTTGGCCCGACGTGCCATTACGTCACGCTCCGTGAGAATGCTTGCAACAGTTAGCACAACGATTTCCACATGCTTATCCACAAGCTGTGGAAATCGTTTGTGGATAAAGCAGTTATCCACAAGATATCCACAGGTTCCTGTGGATAACTAAGCCCCCCCCTGTGGATAAGTGGGGGGGTTTCCCGGA